CCGTGTATTGTAGTTCAGCCCGTTTAGTGTCTATATTACTTTTGGAAAGGGTACGTTGTAAGCCGTATTCCTCATTTAATGATTTAACTGCATTCCTTAATGTTATTTCACCAAGGGCAAGGGAAACAGCATCAATATCACCTTTTAATTCTTTAAGGTGTTGCCTTTCGTCACCTGTGTAACCTCCTTCAGCATAAAAGGTACGGTATAATTCAAATAGGGATTCCGTGTATTGTAGTTCAGCCCGTTTAGTGTCTATATTACTTTTGGAAAGGGTACGTTGTAAGCCGTATTCCTCATTTAATGATTTAACTGCATTCCTTAATGTTATTTCGCTTTTTACTGCCTTTTCTTTTAGGTCTGTAATATCCTTTAGACCATCCTCTAAATCAGCATCCTCCGTTGTCATTATTGTTTTCCTTATATCGGCAACCATACCATCAAACAGTTTGGAAACATCCTTCTTTTTCCCTTCCAACTGGTTGTACTCTGAAATTAGGTTATCTATTTCCTGCCCAAAGGTTCTGAATGAAGTGGTTACCCTTCCAAAATCATCCACTTCCTGTGAAAACCCTGAAGAACCTAATTTTTCCAAATCAAAACCTGCTTTTACAAGCCTGCTTCTTACATCTAATTGGGCTGTAGTTATATCCACAACGGCCTGTTCTTTTAACCTTATGGCAATAGAATTAATTAACCCATCGTTAACCAATTTTTGGGCTTTTTCAATATCCTTCAAAGTTGATTTTTCCGTTAATAGGTTTGGCAAATATTCGGAGTACCTTGAATTTATTTCATCTATGGCCCTTTTCCTATCCCCCATTGAAGCGTTTACCTTATTTAAAGCACCAAATAAAAACTCACTTCGGGCAAGGGTTTTATTAATGGTTTCATTAAACTTTTCTTGGTGTTTTATGGCATCCGAAGTATTAGAAGTAAACAATACCACGGCAGCACCAAGGGCAACCACTGCGGCCACTGCCAATAAAACAGGGTTTGCCAATAGGAAAGTAAAGGCAGTCCCTAATGATTTCACCACCGTTACAAGTGGGCTAAACATAGAAAGCAATTTACCCCCTACATAAAGAAGCGGGCCAATGGCTGCCGCCACACCAGCAATACCTAATATCCATTTCTTGGTACTTTCGTCCATATTCTTTAAAGCTGACATCCATTCGTTTACCCTTTTAATCATGGGGGTAAAAATAGGAAGTAATAATTGCCCAAAGGTTGTGGCCACCTCTTTAATGGATTCCGTAAATATCCTCATTTGGTTGGCTGCCCCTGCTTGTGTACGTAGGAAATCCCCTTGACTATTTTTGGTTACAGATAACACAAAGTTGTATCTTAACTGCACCTTTTCGGCTTGGGACATACTTTCCACCGTTTTATCAATACCCTCCGAAAGGGCAAAGGCCTTTAGATTAGCCTGTGTCATTATAATACCAAGGGTTTTCAGTGATTCTGTTTCCCCCGTGAAAATACCTTTTAGGGCTGAGGACACTTGGTCAACCCCAATATTCTTAAAGGAAGCCATATCAGCGGCAAGACCTACAAGGGATTTGGACATATTTGCTGCATTCCCCTGAGCAAACCCCATACTGGTGGCCATATCCCCAAACAAAGAAACCATATCCAAGGCAGTAACCTGAGCCAAACCAAAAGTTTCCAAGGTGGTTTTACCCCATTCCTTTATAATATTGGAACTATCCCCAAAGGCAACATCCACTTTGTTTATAGCCTCTTCCATATCAGAACCCGTTTTAAATGCTGCGGCCCCTGCGGCTAATAATGGGAGGGTGATAAATAAGGACATTGTTTTGCCCATCTTTTGCATGGTTTCCCCTGTCTTTTTCATTCGTTGCTCCGCTGAAGCTAATCCAGCATTGAATTTCTTCATGTCAACTCCAAGGGATACAAGTAATTTTCCTAATAACATTTTTCGTTTGCCTCTATTTTATCGTTTGTACTGCGTTTTTACCTACTTTGGGTATATAGTTACCCCTTTGCTTAGATAGTTAAGCACGGGGCAGGAAAAGGGGGTTACTTGGGGGCTTTTCTTCTCTTCATCTTTTGTTCTTTATTTTTTTCTGTTCTCCCTACACTTTGCAGGACTTTTTTCATTTGTTCTACTGTTTGCTTTTCCTCTTTATCCCAACTCAATTTAAAAGCGTCTTTCATTGTTTCAGGCATTGGTTTCAATCCTGGTGTTAACCTCATATGGTAAAAAACTCTTGCCCTTGTGGTTTCCCACATTGTTTGAACAACTATATCCAAACTTGCTGCCTGCCTTTCATTATAATCTTCCATTGCATAATGGAACTCCGCAGGACTTAAATCGTAAAACTCATCGGGTGTTACCCCCAAACATGAAAGGGCAACCCCTGCGAGCTTATTAAAGTTTATGGCTTCTCTTTTTCTTTTTCGGGTGGTATTACTGGTTCTGCCACTTGGGGGGTCATTCCCCCGTTCTGGAAAAAATCCGTTAAAGCCTCCATAAAACCTTTCAAACAATCATCCAAGATAAATTCCACTTCTGTTCTTTCAATAGTAAACTCCTTACCCTCTTTTTTATGCCCCAACTTTAGGGAATAAAATAAAATAGGTTCTAACATTTCCAAATCGCCTGAAAAAATATCCTCCATGCTTATTTCTTTTTTGGAACCTTTTTTAACTTCAATGGCTGTATGTTTTAAAGCATAATACCCCACTTTAATTGGTAACTCTTTTTCCTCGTATGTAATATGTAATACTGACATAATTTTATAAATTTATTTAATTAATAAATAAGTTGTTTAATTAAGATAGATTAAGTTCCGTTATTCCTGAAACTTTGATAGTTACGTTTGCCGTAATCTTATCATCCAAAGGAACCTCCAAAGGTAACCCAGTTACAAGCCCACTAAATTCAAATGTAGTGGCTGCCGAATCTGGTAATACTATTTGATACTGTTGAAGGTCATCATCTTCAAAGTCATCATTCATGATTTCATAGGCTGCGGCTGTAAAGTTCATATTTAAACTTACTTCCCCACCATCACGAAGGCTTCCGATAAATTCCCTATACCCACCTGTACTGTCAAAAGACGTTACGTCAATTGTTTCCCTGCTTTTACTTGGGCCTGAAATATTACTTACTTCTGCGAGGGCCACCCATGCTGAACCGCTATAACGATTAAACGCTGCTCCAATTCCACTTACTGCTGTACTTGCCATTTTTACTTTCTCCTATTTTTTAGTTATTAATTATTGTTTTTATAAAGATGGGTTTGCAGGGATAGCATTATCCCTTTTTGCCCGAAAATTCATTGTATATATTATTTCCCCTTTATTATCCTTTTCTGTACCCCCTGGGTCTGTGACTTTCATTGGCCCATTCATAAGTAATATGAATAAATACCAAGTGTCATTCCACAGTTGGTTTGTAAATAGGTGTAGGGCTTTTATTATTTTTTGATTGATTTCATTTACATCTAAGTAATTAACCCCCCTTACCATTATTTGTACACTATCCTCAAAGAGGCTTGTTTTGTCCAAGGTATTATCAGGGGCTGCTCCACCTGTTTCATAAATACATACACTAATAACAGGTTTTGTGGGCATATTGTTTATATATAAACTTGTACCCAGTACCAATTCACTTATTTCAGTAGTTAGTATTTCTGCAATATCTTTTCCTATTGGGTTCATATTTTTGCGTGTTTTGCAATAGTGGCCAATATGGCTCCCCTATTCCTGTTTAAACTTTCCTCAAACCATTTTGCCCCTGAGCCTGGTCTGCTCCATTTAATTGTCTTGCCTGCCGTTTTTGGGCCATACCCCATTTCATGTACAGCCATAGCATAAAAAGCTGTGTAACCCATTATTAGGGTGGGTTGTCTTTGTTGCTGTACAAAGGTTTTGGCCTCCTCCGTGGTTTGGCTGTGTTCCGTAGTTAGTTTACCACTATCATCCCCACTAAAGCCCCTGCCACCTTTGTCCGTCATGGTTGCTGTGGTTATAAACAAGGAGTGTTGTAAATTCCTATCCTTTACAGGGGTTTTGGGATTGCCTTTATCAACATCACGTTTCACAATAATAGCGGCATCGATAAGGCCTGCAAAGGTTTTACCTCGCATTTTAATTACTTCCTTATTCATATTGGAAATAACCTTTTCTAAACCAGTTACCGTTACCATTGATGTTCCTGCCATTATAGTATTACCCCCTTTACAAATTTGGTGGTACTTTTAAACAATGGGGTGGTGCTTACCTTTTTAATAGGATATGCCTTTGCCACTAACATTGGATTTGCCTTTTCGGCTGTGGTTAACCCTGTAAGGCTTCCCAACCATAGCCAACTTCCCTCCACAAGGGTTTCATTGGTAAGTATTTGGGCTGAAGATATTAACTCCTCCCCTGTTCTACTTATATACTTTTCCGCAATATCATCCCAACGGCATAATATTTCCACGGGGGCATCATAGGTATAACCTCCCGTGCCATCATTAACAGGGTTGGCCCAATATACTGCCGTTTGCACGGACACTTTGTCTATAAATTCAAGTAATCCCATTTTATAATGCTTGTATTGATATTGGTTTGTTTCCGTCAGCTAAGGTGTCCAAAGTTCCCGTGCTGTCTAATTCTATGGCTGTTTGGCCGTACATGGTTTGTTTAAGCCCTTTGGCAAACTCCCCTACATATTCCACTTTGGCACTTCCCGCCTCCTCTTTACGGGCCACCCTCTCAAAGGTCATTGCAATCATGTGGGCTGCAATCCACCTTTCAATATCTTTTAAGGTATATGCATCCAAGGTGGTGCTGCCTAAGTGATTAGTGACAAATAGGTTTGCCGAAAGAATAAAGGCATCCACCTGCCCTGTTAGGATAGTGGTGGATATTATTAATCGTACATCTGCTTCAGTTGTTCTCATTATTTTCCTTTTTAATTGATTTCCATAATTTAGGCTCAATGAAAGCCCGTAACTTTTCCGTGTCACACTCTATGCCAAGCGTTTTTAAAATAGCTTCCATCTGTTGATAATTCCCCTCAACCATTTTCTGCGGCCAAACTTCATAAACTAATGCCCCTGAATTTTTCAATTCATTAATCATATAAGCATACTGGCTTTCCCACCATGCCCAGCCTTCTTTTATTGTTTCTACACGGGTTTTCAGCCTTACCTCTTCACTATTAAAAGCGTCCATGTAACCTGTTTGCATACAGGAGTTGATAATATCCTGGGTTTCCCTTCTAACCACAATCCATATTGCCCCAGGGTACACCATATCCAGTAAGGGATTAATCAAAAGTAAACGGCTGTCCTTATACATCCATTTCCCTGCTGCCATGTAATATCCCATTTTCTTTTTCCAGCGGGATCCCATTTCCTGGGTCACTGTGGAGGGGTGAAATATAGGTAAAGGGTATTGCCCCTCTTTATCAATCCCACAAATAGTTAGAAACGGCTTCATTACCTTTTCCCGAATATCAATATCCTCATACATCTTATCCACCCTGCCAGTTAAGACCCCCGCCTGGGATAAAACCCCTGCGATTATGCTTGTCCCACTCCTGGGGCAACCTGTTATGAAAATTGGCCTTTGGTTCATAGGGTGTTTATTTTATTTTTTAATATTGTTTTTTGCCATACGTAAAACATATCAGGGGATTTTTTATTATACAGCCAACCGCAGGCTTTACCTACTTTGTAATGGCTGCCATGGCTTTTAATTAATCCCATTTCCCAAGCCTTTTCCCTTCTTTTTAATTTTTCCTCCTGCACCTCTACTGGTTTACAACTTCCGTACTCAAAAATTACCCCAGTTTGTATAGGTTTTGGGTTTGGTATAATTATTCTGTCCGCTTCAATAGTCAACTCCCCAGAATATGCGCTGGATAACATCACTTTATTATTTACGTGTGCATACCTAAACGCCTTTTGAATAGGCAATGAAAATATATCTTCCTCTGTAGGTTTGAATGAATAGCATGTACTTTTTATTTGATTATACCCAACGGAGGATAACAGTTCTATACCTTCCCTAATAGTGGTAAGGTAAGAGTGGAATAAATCAGGGGCAAACCAAAGAAACCAATCAGGTTTTATTTTATGAATAGTTTTAATCATTTCCTCTTGTAACCAGGATAAATGAAATGCCCCTTGGGTGTTAAAACGGTGGGAGGGGATTTTCTGCTCTTGCAGCCATTCCCAGGTGCCGTCTGTACTACCATTATCTATTACGTATAACATATCACACCCCTGAGCCCTGTAATACTTGACAGCCTGCTCAATGTAGGGTAATTCATTATATACGAATGCTATGGCAAGGATTTTCATTTTAATAAAGTTTTAAGATAAAAACCGTTTTTTATTTCATGTACACAAGCCTCTTTCATAATATCTATCAGTTCCGTATCCACGGTTCCTATTTTTGTGGATTCTTGTAATATTGCAGATTCAATATCAGCAAGGGTTTTCCAAGGGATTGTATTTGGGGTGGTTAATACATTTGTAACCACGCGGATTCCTCGTAAACCCATCTCCAGTATAGAAGTTCCCCCTGCACAATATGTGGATAAGGCAAGCCCGATAAATGCCTGCTCATAATACTCTTCACATTTGCCTGCATACCATTCTTTTTGTTCAATAGTATAATCAGCCACAAGGATTTCAAAAGGGGTGTTCAGTTGCTTAATTATTTCAGCCCCATAATATGCTGCATTCTTTTTATGAATGTAGGTGTACACCTTTTCCCCCGGGGGCTGCGGGGTATTGTTACTTAAAAAGGCCAGGGGCTTTATTAATTCACTGGTAATATTAACATCCTTTAATACTGGTTGTATTTGTTCTTTTTCAGTAACGTGAATAATATTTGATTTTCTTAATGTAGGCAGCCATTCCCTTTTAATTCTTTTACTATCCAAACCGCACCAAATGATTACGGCAAGCCCTTTATGCCCCTGAATAATAGTAATATCCTCCTCTGTGTAGCATCCGTAGAATACCGCAGGGCTGTTCATATCTATATAAGGGCTTAATGAGAATAATCCCATAAAACCAAATGCCCCCAGGCCATTTGATTTTCTTCCCTGATGTATTATTATGTTTTCCATTACATTTTTTTTCTTAATTCATCAATATTAAACCCTTGAAAATCTGTAGGTAACAGAATACACAATATACCCATTCCATTAAGGGTTTCAATAATTTCAGTATCAAAACTGGTATGAATAATATTTGGCCGTTGTAAATATGGTAAATCTCTTCCTTGTATTTTTTCAAATGCTTTTCCCACCCAATGAACTACAAGAATACTGCGGTGACGGGTCACTATCTGAAAATCCTTTTGGTTGAAACATCCAAACATTACCAAAGGCTGTTTATTATCCTCATATACACGTAAGGCATATTTGGAAAGGTAAGGTTCTTCCCCTCCAGAATTGGTTGAAACAAACCCCTGAAGAATATTGCCTGGTTTACAGGGGGTGATTCTATTCTTGAAAAGGGAAACCCATTCCCCTTTTGAAAGTGGCGGCGGTGTGGTCTCTAATAAGGATTGCCGCATCATATTATAAAATGCGAAGGCTTCTGGGTCAAGGAATTGTTCTACCCATTCCATTTTTTGGCTGTCATAAGCCTTGTAATCCCTGTCATTATGCCCTCTTCCACCGCAGACCCCTATATGATGTTTTATTGAAATCGGGGGGTTTATAAAGTTAACCAGTGCCCCGCCTGGGTTTGCCTTCCAAAGGTAAACATCATAAAAAGCATTTCCCACTTCCCCCACCATGTACTTCGCCCCTTTGGCAATAGCTGTACAATGGGCTGATGAATGATGTTGGGGGGTCATCACAGAATAACCTAAACTTAAAAGGTGGTAATACCTTGTCGTATTACACCCTATGATAGAAGGGCATCCAGCATTTATCCAATTTTCTTCCATTTCCTGAAGATATGTGACTGGGTAAAAATCATCATCTTCAATAAACACCACTAAATCAGCACCTTTTTCAAAAGCCTCTTTAATCCCTTGTTGATACCTTTCCACTAAATCTATTTTGCCAGGAACGTTGTGATAATCAATAAACAAGGAAAAATTTGCTTTTCTGGTCTGTTTATTAAGCCTATTTTTACAGAATTCTATAAATAAGGCCCTTTCAGGGCTGTTACTGGGTGTTATGGTGGCTATAACATATTGACCACTCTTCTTACCCGTTCGTCCATGTACGGGGCTTATATGGGCTGGTAAAGTAAGTATTTCTGATAATGGCTTAACTGGAAACTCCTTTATCGTAGAAACAGGGCTACAATTAATTATTTCAATACCTAATTTATCGGCATCCTCTTTTATTTTTGGAAAACCCTTTTTATGTTTCGCATAAGGCATGGATGGTGGTGATTGGTATTCATTATGCCAGTGGCTTTCCCCTTCTACATTTACCATATCGAACCCAAGTAAAATGATAGTGGTTGCCCCTTGGTGGGCTGCGTAATCTATGGCAGCGGCACCCGAATTGTTATTCCAGCATAAGGTATTTTGATTTTCCGATAAACCTAATTTTTTTAACTTATCCTTTGGAAAATAGGTAATGTCGGAAATTCCTGCCTTAAAACAGGAGTTTGAACTTACATTTTCCGCTGAATGAGCCAATAGGTTTTCTTTATTATTTTTCCAAAACCCCTCATCCCCAAAGAAAATAGTCTTTAGCCACGGGGCCAAAACATAGGCCATATTCACAGCAATAACATTCTTATCCTTTAGGGGTTCCATATAAGGGGCAAGCAGGGTAAGGTTATTTGTTTCCCTCACCTTTGCCTGCACCTCTTGTGGTACTTGTAATGAAGCCATAAGTGATGGGCCACCACCTATGATATAAACTGTTTTAGTCTTCATCTTCTTCTGTTTGTTTGTAAAGTTGTTTAATAAGTTCGTCTGCATCCTTGACATAGATACCCCTGGGGTTCATCATAATACCATTTTCATCGAATACATCCCACCAAGTTTTACTAAGACCACGGGCCACCTTTGTGTATTCTTTGTCCTTGGCTGCTTCTCCTTTTAGTGGTGGTTTTACCCAAACGGTTCCGTCCTCGTTACATCTTTTTATTACATCCATTGCCCCTTTAGGGATTTCACTGGCATCTGCTTCAAATACTTCGTTTTCTTTGTAACGTACACCATTATGTTTGTAACTACCTAAGATTCGTTTCCAAAACATTTTTACTTCTTTATTATCTTTTTTTCTTTCCATGATTAAATTATGATTAAATTAAATTTGATATAAAACCTGAATGATTACAGGTTAAAAAGATTTTCAGTATTACGAAGCATGAACAATACCCGAATTACCTGACTGGTCTGCACGGATTTGAGGTACTTGTATGGTCATTACTTTGTACTTGGTAAGGAAGTTTCCTTCAACACTCCATTGTACATTCTGGATACCCATTCCACGTACTAAACGAACCACGTCAGAGGTCATTTGTACTAACAATACATTGGCTGCGGTCAAAGTATCAACTACCTTAACATCAGTGATACCACCAATTTTCAGGATGCGGTCACGAATAGTCTGTGTGCTTGTTCCTGAAGTATCATAATCCTTATCCATTACGGTTTCATAAGCAGTGGGGATATAAAGTTCCCAAGGGCCATAATGGAGGGCATCAATAGAAGCCTGCTTCATTGCCAATACCTTTGCAAGAATAACTGCACCTGTGGCCGTGCCCCAGTCAGTACCTAAAGCAACGATATTCCTTTGTGGTTGATTTAGGTAACTATATATAGTACCACCACCGAAAGCATATGTTTCATTTGTGAAAAGCATATCTTCTAACTTCTCTGAAACTTTTCTTGCTGCACGTTCTGCCATACCTACGTCCAAACCATTACCCATCTTACGAGAGGCAGAAAGTACACGGGCATTAATTTCATAATCCATGTGGATTATAGGGATAGGAAGGTAAGTGGTTCCAAATACCTGGCGGTCACCTTTTGAACGGCTTACCCCATCCATTGTCATTTCGGCACCAGTGGTGTCACTTGAATCGTGCATTTCAAGTACAGTTGTACCCATTGCATTACCAAGGTTATAGGTTAATCCTTTTGTTATCAAGGACTGAATACCGTTTAAACGGGTTTCACTAATTTTTAGTACAGCATCATCAAGTGTTTTCCACTCGTCCCTGCGAAGGGTTCCTGTGGCTGCATTGATTTGGATAGTTTGGTAAGATTTAGGGTCTTTGGCATTACCTGAACCACTATAAACACTTACAAAGGTATTACCGTTGTGTACAAATGGGCGGTAAAATCCCACATCCGTTTTTGCATCGGCCATGATTTGAGAAGCTACATCACCTTGGGCTTTTCCATTAGCAATTAAATCTACTTGAGCGTTTTCCATTATTTTATTCTCCTTTTTTATTGTTTTTTACTTTGGTTATTTATTTAACACGAACTCTGATTCTTGCGGCTGCACCCGAAGCATTAACGGCCTCAATTGCTTGGCAAATAATCTGTTCAGGATACTCATCACCCCCTGCTGTGGTAGGGTCTGGGGCTGCTTTAAGGCGTCCATCGCCATTACTAGCAAGGAAAGCACCTGCGGCTACACTTTGCCCTGTGGCTAAGATGCAATAGGCAATATCACCTCTACCTGGAACCCATACCTGCACTTGGGCTGCGGCATCGTAATCCGTACTAATTAAACCACCCTGAAGTTCGTCTTCAAGAGCAATCATAGGGAGTACATTACCATCCTGCGTGGAGTGGGCTTGTACTGTTGTGGCTGATGCCAATTCTACTACCATACCTGGGGTAATGGCTGCGGCAGCTACATATTCTTCTTGAATATCGCTGTACTTTTTTAATTTAATTGTGTTACTCATTTTTTATTTCTCCTTTTTTATTATTTTTTACTTGGGTTATTTCTTATCCTACTTTGTACGTTTCAGTCGGCAGCATAGGCTCAGGGGCTTTGGAAGTATTTACAATAACTTCGGGGATGACTTCACCTGCATTTAAACTGTAATCAACAATACCTGCGGCCTTTTCAGGGGCAACGGTTTTGGCAATTTTCCTTAACATACCACACTCCATCGCCTGAAGTTCTGCGGCTTCCCATTCCTTGGAATTGTTAGTGATAAGGGTAATGGTTTCGGTACGGGTTTTTTCCCTAAGTTCTAAACCTGCCGTTACATTGGCCTGAAGGGTAACGGGTAACAAAGCAATAATATCTTTCTGCTCCATATTGGCCATAAATGCCGTTACGGTTTCCGCAGTAAGTTCCTTTTCCTCTGCCTTTGTGGCTTCCTTATTTACCTGTACTTCTTTAGGGGTCATTTTATCAATGGCCTCTTGGGTTTGTTCTGCCAACCATTCACGGTCAGTTTCTACGAATGTGTTCAGTGAGTTGGCAATCAATGCCGTTACTGAGCATTCGGTACATTTTTCTGCTCTTTTCATTTTTGTTTTCTCCTTTGGTTTATTATTAGTTGTTATTTCAATATATTCAGTATTTTCCTTTACAGGAATGGCATCACCATTTAAGGTAATGGTATCATCCTGGGCCTTGGTGTACATTTGTTTGTACAGGGTGGGCATATTCCCTGGACGGTTCTTTGGGTTTTTACGATAAACAAATGAATCATCATAAACCTCCTGAAGGTAATAATAAGCCATATCCCCATCCCAACTATCAACCATTCGGCTCAGGTTACTTACTAAAGCCCGATACCCTATATTAGTGTTTAGTTCCATTAGGGTGGCTACCGAAAGGGCTTTCCTTTCGTCGATTTGTTTTTGTTCCATAATTATTATATTTGAATTGATTTGATTATTCTTAGCATTTACCCTAATCCCACAACCGTCATTCCAGCCACAAGCCCCATGTTCACCAGGAAGCAAGGCCAAATGGTCAGGGGTGTAATTTTGGGTAATCCCACTATAAACGGTGCCATTGTAATCCCCTGCCTCATCACTTATGGCTGAAAATGCCCCAATGCTTACTTCCAAGGGGGTTCCTGCCATTATACTTGTGTGAGCCAAAGCACTTGCACCCATTAAGGTTAATTCATTTAATACTACTTCACCCCTTAACTTGTTTCCGTCCATTACCGTACCCCTTATGTAGCCAACGGGGTTTACCCCTGCACTGGCTGCACTTATAAAATTACCTTGGTCGTCTTTAGGATGGGAAATTGTTACGGGCATTCCGTTCCAAGCACTTGCACTGGCTGCCATGATTGCCTGGGTGTGTAATATAGGGCCTTTATTTCCTGCCCTTACGCCTTCGGTCATCATTACCACAGGAACAATGATATGTTTTATATTACCAATCATTTCCGTTACCACCTTATACTTTTTTAGGGCATTGGTGTTAAATTGTATGGTTTTGTTTACTTTGGTACTCATTATATGGTTTCTCCTTTGTTTTTGCTTGTTTTCCCGTGTTGTATGGGCTTATCTTTTGTTTTAGGTAACTTTATATAGGTTTAAGGTTTTTATGTTGTTTTGGGCTTCTTTTTAGGTAGTGGGGGTTGGTTTCTTTCTTACATACTTATTCCCTACATCGCTTTTTCTAGCAGGTAAAGCCAAGCATCTACAATTATGTACAACTATTCCTTTTGCCATATAACTTTCATCTTGCTCTACAGACAAATTGAATAATGTTCTTGGATGTGTTACTTTCCATTTTTTTATGCTTTCAATTTCTAAACTGGTAGTATTATATTCCCCCGTATGGTTTCCAACTACACGGGCCAACTCATTTTCAATTTCATCTAAACATTGATTTATTTTTGCCCCTGTATAGCGTAATACAAACCAACCCTCATTTTCAATATTCTTTTGACGTATTGCATCCTTTTCCTTATCCTTATGCCAGTACTCACCATCACACTCAATAACTATTTTTAAAGTGGGGATTGCAAAATCTGTATTATACCTTAAAATAGGATACTGAAATACATAATCAACTCCCATTTTATCTAACAATAAAGCCATACGGGTTTCAATATAAGTTTTACGCCCACTTTTCCTATGTTTAGCCATTCTTGCATTTATTCTCTTTTCTGGATAAAGCTCTAAAGTTTTTGCTAAAGTTATTTGCACCTTTTTACGGGTTTCCATATTATACATAGGATTGTTTTCCTTCATTCTTTTAGTAGATGCTTCCCTATGTTCTTTAGTGTTTGTTAAATGCCTGCCTGATTCCCTTACTGATTCTTGTTGTAATATCCACTTACCTTCTTTTACTAATTGGCGTGTTTTTTCATTTGCGGCCTTTGTCACAGTATCTTTATCCCTTAAACCAACTTTGTATTGGTGTAACATACTTGCAGAATTCTTTTTGCTTATATTCTTTCTATGTTCAGGATTACTCCATTGCTTATCTGTTATATCTAAAGAATTACAACGTTTACTACAATAAGTATTATAATAAGGAATTGGATTTCCACACCTTTTGCATTTATTTGCAAGTATAGTTATGTTTTCACCTATTATAAAATCCCCTGCTTCTTTCCAGCGGCCTATTGTACCCCCTGTATTACTTTTTAATACTTGATGATTAATTGTCATTGTTAGTGTTGTACCCCCTTTAAATGTAAACTTAACCACTTCAGGGGTTTGTTTTTTTGTTCTTGGTAAGGCATAAACCTTTTGAAATCTTTTTTTATGTGTTAAAACATAATCACCTATTTCAATATCCCTTATTTTTTTCCACCCATTTGTAGTATATATAGGAACTTGTCCATTTATAAAACAATTTGGATGTCTCGGAATCATTGGTTGTATGGCCTCCAATGTGTAAAACTTTCCTTGTAAGGGGGCGCACAAATTACAAACCCTACTATCCCCTGCCGTACTCCATTCCGCTTGTACCGTTACCCCTTCGGCTCCCCAATTCTTATATTCCTGTATAGTGGCCACATGGTGTGCCCTTATTATTTCCGTTCTGGCTAACATCTTGGCCCTACGTTCCGCAGGGATAAACCTTCCAAGGGTATCCGTAATACCTAAAGTTTTTCCACTGCCATCTATTACGGCTGTTAGTTTACGGCTAATTAGGTAAGGGCTGTCCCCATTCATAAGCCCCTCTGTTAGGACACGGCTTATTTGGTTGTTCATCGCATCCGTAATACCCTTTAGGTCATTAAATGTACGGGTGTATAAGGCCCCTAAACGGTCTACATGGAATGGGGATGATAGGCTTGCACCTATTCCACCCGTGGCATCAGCTAATTCGGCAGGTACTGCATATCCTGCTTTCTTTAGTTCGAGCCTTGCCCTTTGAACACCCCTTGTATATGAATCGGTAATATAAATATCTGTCCATGCCTTGTTTACGGCTGAACCACTTTGTTGGAAAAAGTCAATGTCCAATATATCTGCATCCACTTGGGCCTTTAGCCAATCAATAAAGGAATTAACCTTACCCCCTGTGGTATTAAAGGCAAATGCCTTAGGGCCTGGTAAAGTGGCATATACTGTGGGTGAGGAAAACACCACGGGTTTTAGCCCGAATACATCCTGTGTATTAACGGCCTGCCGTATGGCTTTCTTTACCTTTCCAAACCTTAACATTAACTGCCTATCGAAAGACCTTGCCAACACGGCTGTATTGGTAGGGTCTGCCTTGGCAATAGCATATAATGCCAACCCTGTTTTAAATAGGGGGGCTTTTGCTTTATATATGTTTAGGTTTCTATTCATTTTTATTATTTATTCTCTGCATCTAGTAATGCCTGTTCCTCTACCGTTGGTTCTTCCACTTCCATACCGGCCAAAAAGTCGGCAAGGTACATTTGAAGCTCTTCTATTTCTTCAGCCGTCATATGCATTACATACTTGTAGAACATTTCAGGAGGAAATAACATTGCTGCGGATGGGTTGGCAGTATATTCCTTTATGGCCATTGCCCTTATTTTACCTATTTCAGCCTTTTCCTTTTCACTTGTATTTGTTAGGGTTGTCCACTCCGTGCCATAATCCTCCACCAAGGGTAATACCTTTACACTCATTAGCCTGTTTACAAATTCCCTTAATATCATTGTATCAGCATATTCCTGCCTACGGGTTTCAATTAGTTCTTTCCAAGCGTCTGCATCCTGCCCACTACTTAACTCACCCCTTTCACTTCCTGTTAATATTCTTTTAGGTATTCCCTTAACAGAACTTATCATCGTTACCTGTACATCAACATGAGCTGTGGGGTCGCTTACCTGTGTGGCAAGGCTTTTCATTTCCACACCTTCATTAATAAAGAACCGTCTTAGGTTATTTTCATATTCATCCATTTGGGTGTCCAGGTTTTCTTTTAGGTTGGGGCCTCCTGAGTAACCTTCTTTTACATCTGCCGTATAACCTGCACGGGCACCCCTCCAAAACATTTCAGCCGAACCGCCTACAATCTTTTCCAAGTCCAAAAGGCGGTTGTAAATACTTTGTAATTCAGGTTCACCATATATTTCACTTTCCAGTTGTGTTCCTGCCACATGGATTACACGGCTGTAATGCACTAATAAGGTAGTGTTATTCCCATCATCGTATTTGGTTTCCAATTGATATACCAATGGTTTACCATAACGGGGGGAGGTTTTTGTTGTGTCCCATTTATTAATACATACGGCATTTTCTGAATACGGTGTAACGTACTCTAATTTTAAGGTCGTGGAGGGCTTAACACCCTCTTCCCATACCTCAGGTGTACTTACATCGTTAAAGCCCAGGAGAAGCACCCCAAAACGGCCTATGCAGGACAACTTGTCTAAGCGTATAAAGGCCTGTTTTAATTTAAGCTCTTTATATAGTTCTTTCCATGCTTTTAGTAGTTCATCGGCTTCTACAACCTTACCTGGGGTAAATACAATCTGTTCACCTTTCCAAGTGGCTTCAATTGGTCTGTCTATTACGGCCTTGGCAATATCCTGCCTTTTATACTTACCGTAATAATCCCTATAAGTTATTTTATCAGGATAACCAAGGGCAGTGTAAATATTCCTTTCACCCCCGTACTGTGAACCAAGGTTACCGAAGTATTTTAAACGGCTTGTGGCAGAACCCAACATATCTTGGTAAACCCGAAGGTTAGTTTCCATTTCCTCAGGGGTGGGTTTTCTTTTAATATGTGTTTCAATAATAGGTGTTATACCTCTTACCATGATTTTGTCTCCTTTTTGCTTGTTAGTTTTGCGAAGGCTGCACCTGCGGCATCCACTTGGTCTTTATATTTTCCGAAGGGAAAGAACCTATGCTCTTCTACGAACTCGTGATTCCAATCCCCGTGTAATAACATCACATTACCCCAGTTTATTTGAACACTCCAAGGGTCAGCCCGATATACTTTATTACCTACGGGCCTTTCAGCTTCTATTAGGAAGCCTGCCAACATCTTTACAGTATTTTCGGCACTTTCTTTTCCACCACTCCCTGGCTCCTGCTCAATAAACTGTTTTACGTCACGGCCATCCGCTTCGGCAGTTTGCTTTATCATTGTCTCCCTGTCCTCACTGCTCCACTGCCCACGTTTAACGTCTAATACAATATACCTATCCTGTTTGGTTTTTAAGACCTTTACACCCGTTGTATAGGCCCCACCACCTGCGGTTCCTGCCTTATCCCAATACCTTATCGGTGCATTCATATCATAATCAGGAGGTAATTGGGTGATAGTTTGGAATTTCTCTACTTTGAACATCCCTCCACCTGGGGGTGTTGGATTTTGGCCAACTTGACCTGCATAACCATATTGACCTAAATCGGCTTCCAATTCCAAAAGGGCTTCTTTGTTTAGCCTGTTAGGGTCTAATAAACCATTGATATATCTCTCCTTTAATTCAGGTGGTTGTACATACTTATCATACCCATTGGATAATTCACCTGGAAGGCAAATATGTTTTAGGTTTGTTTTCTTTTTAGCAAGCAAATGGCCTGATATATCGTTTTGGTGTATTCTTTGCTGAATTATAATTGTTACGGAAACAGATTTATCCACTTTCCTTGTGGAAGATACTGAATCAAACCAATGATTTGTTGTTTCTAAGGGGGTGGCATTTTTTTCTGGTTTAGGGTTGTTTAAATCATCCCATATTAATATATGTCCATGAAATCCAGTTAAGGAACCACCTACTGAGGTACTATATCTATACCCACCAATTTTCACGCCTTTACCCCTTCTACCAAGGTTTTCATCAATAGTTTTTTTAATTACCTTATAATTACTCTTTTGGTCTTTGTCCTCTTTTATCCCCAATTCAGGGTACATGGCTTTAAACTTTTCACTTCGTATCAACTCCCTGCAATCTTCTGCACTTTCCAAACTCAATGTACTACTGTATGACCCTGTAAGGAATTGTATATGAAACCACCGTGTCCATACCCAAGCAGGAAACGCCCTTAAACATATAGTTGTCTTTGTTGTTCCTGGGGGTATATTTATAAGAATATCATATAATTTCTTTTTCCTTTCCCCAACTCTTTCCCCTACTATTTGCAGTTCATCACAAAGGTATTGGATATGCCAGGCATCTTGGTAAGGTTCCTGTGTTAGTTCACTCCAAAAGTATAACAGGAAGACATAGTATGACCTATTGTTTAACTCCCTCTGAACCAGTAGGGGGTTTTCCAATAGCATCTGCATTGTTTCTTGTTTATTGCTTGTCATTTCTTATTAGGCTTCTGCCTGGGGTTTATTAGTTAATAGTTTACCTGATATACTATTAAGTAAGGTTAATTCTTCTGTTGTTAGTTGGGCTGTTTCTTCTTGTTTCTTTGTTAAGTCTTGTAATGGTATTCCATCTTTTCCTGTATGTTCCATTCTACTTACATCCGTCCAGTTGTTTTCTAAATGCCTTGTTCTATTTTTTAACCAAAATATTTGTGCCGTGGTGTTTGGTTGTACGTGCTTAACTGTTTTCTCACTCAGCACCATTGTTCCTTTTTTGGTTCTATAATATTTCTTTTCCTCAAACTCATAACCACAGGCGGCCTTATACATACTATGTGCCACTTTGCTATCAGCTTCACCCCTTCCGCATCTTATGGCATCAAGAAATTCAGGTACTTTCATTTTCCATGATGTAATGGTGTCGGGGCTTATTCCTAATATCTTTGCCATTTCATTATCAGTACAACCCAATAAAGCTAACCTATACACCCTTTCAGGCATATCAGGTGTCCACTTTGTTTTTGTGGAATGAGTGGAAACCCCTACCTTTTGAAGTGATTTTCTTCTTGCATGGGGGGTTTTCCCTCTTTTCATCTTGGGTTTGTCACCTCTTATCATTTGCTTTAAAATTGTTATAACCTTTTTCGGGTATAAAATTAAGGGTATTAGTACACGTATGTGGCTTTTATATTGTGTTGGTTTTAAACTTACCCCCTTTTTTATGTTTTGGGCAATAAAAAACCCCCTGAGTATTAGGAGGTTATGCATTCAATAAAAAAAAACCCACCTCATTTAAGTTTTTGGCAGGGTTTTTTTATATTTTTCTATCTATTATATTTTATATTATATTTATAGTTTACTGAGCTAACCACCACAACCACCAAGGCCAAATCCATTACGTCTATTATTATTCTTTATACTACCCAGGGGGTTTATAGGTAGTGCAATTGTAGTTTCTTTCTTGAGGTTTGATTTTTTATACCTTTTTAGGGATTTCACATAACAACGGAATGAATTTTCTATTTCCTTCATATCCCTTATTATGTTATTTAAAAAACTAAAATCAAAACCTCCAAAACCGTACATATTCTATCTTTTTTGTTTTCAAACTTAAAAATGTATCATTTACTGTCACTTCCTATATTACCCTTGGGGTTTGGTGTTGTTTCCCACCACCTCTAATCAGAGAATTTTCCATCCGTACTGAGCCCGCTGACCCTTCTTAGTGTTATTAATGTGTTATATCCCTTTGGTATGTTTTATTTATTTAGGTAGTTTATAAACTCTTCTTCCTTAAAAAATACACGGCCCATTTTACGTAGTTGTACCCAATCCTTCATCCTATTATACCCTTTCTTTGCTTGAATGATACTTGTTATTGTAGCGTAATTAAACTCCTTTATTTTCAAGGTAGAATCATCCTCATTTATAATAAATACATCCACTTTCCACCCGTAGAACATAAAAATAGATTTCAACCCCAATTCTCCACTATATTTGGTATGTGGTTTAGTTTTGGCAGGAAATTGTTCTTGGTAAAGTTCCAAGGTTTGTTCGGTGAACTCCGTGGGCTTAATAAGGATAATATCAATATCATCTGCCTTTTCCACCAACCCATATACTTTAAGGGCTTGGCCTCCTGTAACAATAAACTTTTCACAAGGGAATATCTTTTTCAATCGGGTTAACACTTCGTTTACAGGGGATTTCTCCTCTTCGTTTGAATTACTGATGGCCATAACGTCATCCATATCAATACTTCTTTTTTTCCTTACTGATGCTTCTTTTTCCATAATTTATTTTATTGGTTTGATTTATTATACAAATGGCCCTTACTTTTTTAAAATTATATTTATTTCAGCCTGTGCAGCCTCCAAGGCCCACAACTTTACCACCTTTGGCACATCCACTTTATCAATGGTTATGGTAGAACTTTTTGGGCTTCTCTTATACCAACACATGGTTGTTTTGTATGTTAAGCGTAATTCCTGATATTCGTAACTCCAAAGGATAAGGTCAAAACCTACCAATTTAAACCTAAATACTTTCCTGACTGAGGGGGCAAAGTTTTGGTATATTGTTATCATGGCATTTTTTCTGGCCTGTGAGCAAAGGGTTATTTTTGGCATGGTTTATTTGGTTTTATTTGATTTTATTAAGCAGGAAATATGGCAGGGCTTTCCTGTTTCCCGATAAACTTCTTGCCGTTTTATTGTGATAGGTTTACCACAAATAGTGCATATTACTGGTTCGTTTGGTTTCATTTATTAGGTTTTTACTATTTACAATTATTATTTTATTTATTTCTGTTGCTGACATAACTCCTAATTTGTTTTAATTAAACTTACTTCATTTTTTATACTTACACTAAAAACCTTGTCGGCTGATTCCGTTAGGGTATCTTCGTGGGTAACAATTATAAATTGTATGCCCAGTTTTTCACTTACCTCCTTTAACATACGGGAAGCCATTGGATGTTTTAGTTTATCCAAATGCTTAAACGGTTCATCCAGTATCATTGTATTTCTTGACCTTGGGTGCTTCATACTCCAACTTGCACCACGGAGGGCAAAACAGGCAATATCTACGGCACCGTACCCACTACTTTCCAAAGGTTCTATTTCCTTACCGTTTCTTACAAATAACAAATCACATTCGGTTTTGTTTCGCCTTTGTACAAAATCAACTTTCAGTGTATATGGCTCCTCAAACACGGCATCCAGGGCCATACTTGTTATATCGGATAAATGAAATTGAAGTGATTGTTGGGTTTCAAGGCCCACAGCCCTTACCAATTCCCGTGCCTGCTCATAATAAACAAGGCTCTTGCCCTCAGTCCTTATGCTTAAACGGGTTTCCTGTATTTGCTCCGTGACCTTGGCCTGCTTGCCCTTTAGCTGTTCTAATTTATTTCTTAGTTCTTGGCTCATAATACTTATCTTCTGTTATTTTATAATTTAAGTCTTCAGTCCATGTAAGGTCTATAATGTGTGCAGGTTTTACCTTTTTAAAGTGGTGGCGGAACCTTTGTTGCCAATACCATAACTCCCTTTTTAAGCAAATGAAATTAAAAGGGATTACAAGTAAGCGTATGCCCTTTTTGTTGCTTATGCTTAGGGTAAGGATTTTAATGGGTTTGTTATACTTCATTCTGCTTTTTTGCCTTTAATACTCGAAACTTCATATCCTTTTTCCTATCCTTATACACCGTGATTACCTGCTTTTCAGGAATGTTGTAAATACATTGGATAGGGAAATATTCAACTTTCTTTGCCTCAATCATCACTTCCACCCTCTGCACTATCCCGTCACGGGTGTTTGCAGGCAGGTCGGAGGCCTTGGCCTTAATCCACATATACTCCTTTATTTGTAGGCAGTTATCATACACGATTTCTGCTTCTGTTCTTGCCTTGGGTGCTTTGGTTGGGCCTTTAATGGCTTGGCCACTTTTGTGAAATTTACTCATTTTATTATTTGTTTTTTATTTTTACTATTATACAAAACCCCTTTACTTTTTTAAAAATAACTTGCCACAATAGGTCTACCGAGCATCATTTGCTGCACGATATAACAATGACGGTTCGTGTCAAAATCCCCTTCACGTAACAATAATTCATTTATTCTTAGGATGCCCATTTTCTTTTCCCGTCCGTGCCTGTCTTGGTTTAAACCATAAAAGGCCGTGCAGTGGGCAAACTTCCTTTTATCCTCACTAAAGTTTTTAAGGCTTAACGTGTCCGAATCATAAGCCCCTGAATCACTTTGGGTGGAGGTGATAAATAAACAATCCAACTCCTGATTTAACCCACGTAAATCCCTCCATACAGCATTTTGTTTGTGTCTTGTTTCGTTTTGTGAAAAGTCCTCCACCAAATCAGCATAATCCAAAGCCAACACATCAGGCACCCACCCATCTTCATCTTTCCATTGCTCTAAGACCCTTTTCATTTCCTTTACCGTTAAAGTGCCATTAGGATAGGAAACCATACGGAAATCCCTTTGCTTTCTTACAAAAAAATCTTCCACCACTTTTCCTGCCTCATCAAAATCCAAAGTGTTTTTTATTTCCATTTTCTTTAAACATACCGTGCCAAGTCCTGCCCTTTCCTGCCATTCTTTGCAGTTGTGGCAAGGGGCGTAATGGGTGTTCCCATCCATAGCCTCATATATATCCTTATACGTAACTTCGGCCCTTAAACGGGTTTCATCCCACCCCTTATGCTCCAAAATACCTTCATAACATTCCCGTACATCCTTATCACATTGATTTAGTTGGTTTCTTATACAGTCAGGTACTGCCACGTATTGGGTGCCTGTGTACCTTACATCTACGGGTGTTTTGGTTAGGTAAATTGCCTCCCTGCGTAGTTGTTGGTCTGTGGACATGTCCCCTGCGTTAAACAATGCCACCTTTTTACCACCTACGGAAGCCCTATTACAAGCATCTAAAGTAATAGCACTCTTACCCCTCTTTTCAGGAGAAAGGAAAGCCACGAAGCCCCCACGCACCATTTGGTGGTTCCAAAACTTACCCAAGGCCCCAGGATATACAATTAATGGTTCATATGTTTTGGATAGAGAATGGATTACCCTTTCTTTTACACCCTCCTGATTAAGTATTACCCCATCCGCCTTTTCCTCAGTTGTGGTGGCCCTGTGTTGATTTACCAATTCTTCGGCTTCCTCTACATTACCCTTATTCAATAGGGCTTTCATGCTTCTATTTAAGTTCAAAAGGGATTGTTCAGCAAAATACTTTCGGGCCTTTGGAATAAGGTATTCAAGGTCAATTCCACCAGCATTTTCATATTCCTTTGACATTTCAGGCAGAATATCCTGCTCCAACTCATCAGCCACATCCTTTTGAATTTTACCCTCTTTGAGCTTTTCAAAATAAATATCTTCTATGGTGGGGCCTGGGGCCTTACCGTGTTCGTCAAAGTATTCCAAGCACCAAGTTAAAAGGAGCCGTGCCGTGGAGGCCTGTATGAACTGCGGTTTCATTACATCACGGCATTTCTTTAGGAAAGCGGTGGAGGTTATCGAAGCTATTATAATGTTTCTTTCCATCATTAAAAACTTATTTTAAAGCGTTTTAAGGGGTTTTTATACCCTTGTAGTATCTTTATATAACTTTATATAGATAGTCCAGCAGAAGTAAGGAAAACCACCTACATTTTAATTTAAAATCTTATTATTAAAACCTATTCCCACTTATCCCATTTTAATACTTTACACATTCTTTTTATCCTTGAAGTCAACCTTTCATCACCCCAGGTGGTTTCGATTTCCTTTAAACTGAAATTACTTGTGATAATGGTGGGTAATAGGTTTTCATACCTGTAATTCAGGATAAGGTACATAATTTGATAGGCCCAATCACTTAGTTTTATCGTTCCAAAATCATCCAACACCAATAAAGGGGCTTTCCTATAACGGTCAAGGATTTGGGTGTCTGTTTCCCCCTCCTGGGCCTTGTCAAAAGAGTTTTTCAGTTCACTGATTAGCTCGGCAATACTAAGGAAACTGCACTCCCCTGCCTCATTGTTTAGGTACATTTGCTTTTCCTTTTCGAGGAGCATGGCCGCAGCCTGAACGGTTTTACCATAGGCGGATTTTCCAAAAATAAAATAACCTAACATTTCAAAGGATACATTTGGTTTTACCCCCCTTTGTGGCCTATACTCATTTAGCATTATGCCCTGCAAACGTACTGTAAACAGGTTTTTTATTTTTATGGGTCTTATTTTTTCTTCCCATGTTTGTTCGTTTCTCATTGGCCTTTGTAATTAGGGTTCATAATTATTTCTTGTCCTTTTATGGTGTATTCGGTATATTCATCCATTTCTTCATCCTCATTTGAAATCTTACCCAAAGTAAAACCAGGGGTATTAGGTTTTTCCTCTTTTTTATCCCAAACTTGCATTTCAGCAGGGTCATCTAACCACCTCATATTATTTAGCCATGTAGTGGGGTGAGGTATAAATTGTTTTTCCTGCCACCTTTCAGATTTCTTTTGTAGGATAATAGCTCTTTTAATTTCTCTCCATGTAGGTTTATCTTTAGGGGCTTTATTACATAGTTCTTGCCATTTCTTTTTAGCTTTTCCCAAATCCACATGCCTTGGATATAATTTCCAAAAATCATCAAATAAGGAATTAGTTATTTTTTTATCTGCTGCTACAGTAGTATTTGATTTAATATTATTAGATTTGATTTTATTATGTTTAATATTACTTATATTATTCGTTAGGTTTTCTAATGGTAAATCGTTAGGTTTCCTTACCTTTAATTGTAAGGATTCCTTACCCTTATTTGTTAGGTTTTCTAATGAATGGGCAAACACCCTATTAATAAGGGTTACAAGGTTTATTTTATAAAATTCTACTGGTGGAACTCCCTTCATTTTAGTTTCTATAATACCATCCTTTTTTAAAAGCTCTTTGCAGGTTCTTAATGCAGTTAAACCAAGCCCCATTTGCTCAGTCATATATTTATGTTTCATATAAAACCACTCCCCATTTAGCAAACCACCTTCACTATTTAGAAAGTACTTATATTTTGAAATTAAATTGGATAAGAAAACGGCTGTATTAGGGCCATAAATTTGCAATAGTTTATTATTAACTATCAAAAAACCATCAGTGGCAAATAAGTCAAGTGCTTGTGATACATGGATTTCATCTATTTGAATTCCTTTTTTCATTTAAAAGTTCCTCATATTATAGGTTCATAACATAAACCGTATAAGGTGTGACTGGGTCCCAACTTAAAAGCATGATAAAATTTACCCCTCAGCCCCTCACGGAAACTGACACCTTATTACGGTCTATATTAAAAATAAAATCTTTGTGTATATCATGCTTGTCTTTTTTCTGTTGTTTTTGTCGGGTATAAAATTAATATATATTAGGTTATATTATACAATTATATTAGTAAAGTTTAAAACTTAACCCTATTTAATTTTTTAACTGCTTATTTTATAGGGTTTTATAGAATTAATTTATTTTTTAAGTATATGGCATTTGCTATACATTTGCTATACGAACGTATTACGAACGTATTATATTATTGTTTTTAAATATTCTACTAATTCCGTTGCCTCCTTTGCCCCCATACTTCCAGGGTCTTTATCAGGAACATAATTAATACAGGCAAGCCCTCTAAATTTAAGGTCAGCCACTAATTTTCTTGCACTTTCCTGTCCTGCCACATCAGGGTCAAATATTACAACAACCCGTTTAAAGTTTTTGGAGATTAACCTCACCTGCTTTGTTTTATACTTAACCCCATACAGGGCAACGCTTTCAAACCCTAATTTCCAAACATCGGTAACGCCCTCCACAACAATTCCAAAGTCACCCCAATATTCGGGCTTCCCGTAAATGGTATCCTTTATATTCATCACTGCCCTTTCATCGGAACATACCAAGTATTTAAACTCAATCTTTTCCCTAATAGAACGGGCAAGGTAGGTAACCACTTTGCCCTCCCAATATACAGGTATGATAAAACGGTGGCTAAAGTCTATTTTATCCAAAACAGAATAAACCCCAGTGCCCAAAACACCCCAGTCCCGTATAATGGCTTCGGGGTCGTACCCCCTTTTCACTAAACGGGCTTTGTGGTTGGGCTGAAGGGGTAAAGTATTTGGTGGATATGTAAAGGGCTTTTTGTCTGTATCTACCTTTACAGGGGCTTCATATACATAGCCATCATACTGCCTTATGATTTCCTTAACCTTTTGGGGGTCTTTAATGTTTAGCAGGGTGGACACTACTTCATAGGTAGAGTGCCAGCCACACCTCCAACAAGAATGATAATTACCTATTTGATTGAACCCAAGGTGTAATCCTGGATTTCCCGTACAAAAAGGGCAAGCAGTATGTACCCAGTT